CCCCTTTCCGACAAGGAACTTGATGTGATCCTTCGGGATGATGCTTTCAAGAAAACATCCTTCTTCCGGGATAAAACCTTCCTGTTTGATAAGTTCGCCACCTACCTAAAAAACAACAACCATATTGTGAAGATCAATAACCAGCTTCACATTTACAAGGATGGTATCTATGTTTCCGGTGCCGGTGAGATTGAAGGGGCCATGATCAAGCTGATCAGCAACCTGAAACGGGCGTGGCGTTCGGAAGTCCTGTCCTATCTGGAAATCATGATTGAGGAAAACACCAAGGCCACCAACCCGAATATCATTGCTTTCAGCAACGGCCTTTACAATATCTGGGATGGTTCCTTCAAAGAGTTCACCCCGGATGTGGTCATTACAAACAAAATCCCGTGGCCGTACAACCCCGCCGCCCATGATGATCTGTTGGATCATACCCTGAACCGGCTGGCCTGTGATGATCCTGAAGTCCGGGCCTTGCTGGAAGAAATGGTGGGCTATTGTATGTACCGTCGCAATGAACTTGGCAAAGCCTTCATCCTGATTGGTGATAAGAGCAACGGCAAATCCACCTTTCTTCATGTGGTGAAGAACCTTCTTGGGGATCAGAACATTGCTTCCCTTGACCTGAAGGAATTGGGCGATAGGTTCAAAACCGCTGAACTGTTCGGCAAGCTGGCGAACATCGGTGATGATATTGGTGATGAATTTATTGCCAATGCTTCCGTGTTCAAGAAGCTGGTCACGGGTGATCGGGTGAATGTGGAGCGCAAAGGCCAAGATCCTTTTGAGTTCAACAATTATTCCAAGTTCCTGTTCAGCGCCAACAATATCCCCCGCATGAAGGATAAGACCGGAGCCGTTCAAAGGCGCTTGGTGATTGTTCCCTTTGATGCCAAGTTTACCCCCAATGATGCAGATTTCCGCCCATTCATTAAAGATGAACTGTGTGAACAAAGTTCAATGGAATATCTGATCCAGTTGGGCTTGAATGCCCTGAAGCGTGTTCTGACCAATGCCGCCTTTACCACTTCAAGCCGTGTTCAGGGGCAACTTGACGAGTACGAACAGAACAACAACCCCATTATTGGCTTCATTCAGGAAATCGGACTGGATGGGATCATCAATGAAACCACTGATACAGTTTATCGGAGATATAAAGAATATTGCATTTCAAACAATTTCCAAGCCCTATCCAAAATTGAGTTTTCCCGACAAATCTGCAAACGCTGTGGCTTAACCAGTGGAGCAAAGTATATCAAGGGAAGAAAAACAAGAATTTTCGTGGAAGAAGGTGATTTATGATGGCCGGTTCTAAAAAAGTGTTCGCCACCCTTGGGAGTTCAAACCATGTGCCTGAAGAACGGGAAGCCTTTGACTACTACGCCACCGATCCAAAAGCTGTGGAAATGCTGTTGGAACTGGAACAGTTTGCCCCGGTAATTTGGGAACCGGCCTGTGGTGAAGGCCACATTTCCAAGGTGCTTCAGGCACACGGTTATCAAGTCATTTCAACCGATCTTGTTTACCGGGGCTTTGGTGATCCTGAACCGCTGGACTTTCTGAAGGAAACTTTGGATGGATTTGAAGGCGATATAATCACCAACCCGCCATATTCAACGGGGCTTGAATTTGTTCAACGGGCGCTTGAAAGCGTCCGCCCCGGTGGGAAAGTGGCAATGTTCCTGAAGGTTCAATTTTTGGAAGGACAGAAGCGGGGGGCCTTCTTTAAGAATACCCCCCCCCCCGTATAGTCTACATATCCCGTTCCCGTTTGGCCTGTTATAAGAACGGAGATATGAGCGTTAAGCCCGAAAGCGCCATTGCTTATGCGTGGTATGTATGGGAAAAAGGATTTACCGGTGATCCGGTGATTAAGTGGTTCAACTGAAAGGGTGGTGGAACATGAACCATCAGTATTCAAAATTCAAAAATAAAGCTATCCCCTATGCCAAAGTTGGGCGGCGGGTATTTGGAAGCCTATTCAATGCTGAAACCTTCTGTTCTGACCACGGGCTTGATGTAAATTCAGCCATTGAATATGGGGAAATCCCGGAATTGAAGAATGAGGTTCAAGAAATAGCCAAATATCAAAAAAGCGGTTCTTCGGGAAGTTCTTCATCGGTTGGAAAAGCGTTGTTCTTTCCTACATGGTGAAATAACTGGATTTTCTAATTCTTTGTCTGTTTGCCACCCGCTGGATCGGGGGTATTTGGAAGATAGACTGAAAGAAGCGATTGCCAAGAGTACAGCCACCCATGAAGCAAGGGAAATGGTGTGGACGATACTTGAGGAATTGGAAAGGTTGAGTGAATGGCATGATTAAAGATAGTGGAGAACGCACCCGGTTTGATACCGGGGCGGTTCGTGATATGCACACCGGCAAAGGCCGCATGGATTTACTTCCGTGGGAAGCCTTGGTGGAGGTTTCCAAGCATTGTGAAGAAGGGGCCTTGAAGTATGGTGAACGGAACTGTGAAAAAGGTATTCCCATTCACAGCCTGATTGATTCGGCCTTCCGTCACCTTGCCAAGTACATGATGGGGATGGACGATGAACCCCACCTTCGGGCGGCTTGCTGGAATTGCCTGTTCGCCCTTTACATGGAAATCAAGCACCCGGAACTTCAGGATATTCCAGCACGAATGAAGGCCCCGGTTCCCCAAATTCCCAAAATCAAGGCGGCTTCGGAGCCGTGCCGCCGATGCAAACACCGTGACCGCTTCGGGGATGAATTTCCCTGTGATGAATGTGTTCACAGACAGAATGGCACCAATGATATGTTTTACCCGGCAGATTGTAAGGAGGATGCAGAACAATGAAAATTATCAAGCCTGATGTGCAGTTCATCACCCCGATTGATGGGGCCATTATTCTGAAGCGGCTGGAACAATGTGGCCGTGTCTGCTACAAGTCCGAGGATAAGATCACGGAAGGTTCCGCTGAAAAGTTCGTTGCCGGGATCATCAAGCGTGGGCATGAAGCGGTTCTGGAACATTGTTCCTTCACGGTGAAGTTCATTTGTGATCGTGGGGTTTCTCATGAGATCGTCCGCCACCGGATGGCTTCTTACTGTCAGGAATCCACCCGGTATTGCAATTATGGCAAGGGAAAGTTCGGTAAAGAAATCACCGTGATCAAGCCTTGTTTTTGGGATGAAAACACCTTGGGCGAGAAGGTGAAAATGGATTGTTGGAAAATTGCCATGCGGGATGCTGAAGATGCCTATTTTGCCTTGCTGGATGAAGGCTGTTCCCCGCAAGAAGCCCGTTCGGTTCTTCCCAACAGCCTGAAAACGGAAGTGGTCATGACGGCCAACATTCGTGAATGGCGGCATTTCCTGAAGTTGCGCTGTTCACCCGCCGCACATCCGCAGATGCGGGAAGTGGCCTTGATCCTGTTGGACAAGGTTCATTGGCTGATTCCGGTATGCTTCGATGATATTTGGAGTGAATACCATGCCGATGTTTAAGAAGTCCGGTGGTAAGATTTTCGCCGTTCAGTTCAACAAAGCTGAAGAACGGGCCTTGGATCAGGAAATCAAGAAACAGATTGTGGAGAATGATCGGGCCTTTGACATGGACAAAGAATCATCCATCCTGTGGATGCTTCATACCCAATTTGGATTTGGCCCAAAGCGTCTGAAGCTGGCATGGAAGCTGTTCTATGCCGAAACCTTGAAGCTACGGGAATATTACCTGATGGAACAGGCCGATGATGGGTGGTTGGCCCGTAAAAAGCTAAAGGACATTGGGTGTGACATTGAAGAATGGTACAGAGAAGAAGGAGGGAAAACCGATGCCTAAACCTTGGGAAAATGCTGAAGGGTATCACGATCCGACAGCCTACCACGGCACAAAGAATATCATCCGTGACGAGGATGAACAGCAGAAGCGGGTGAACACCCTGATCTTCGTCCTGAAGTACATCACCCGTTTGGCGGGGTTTGAACTTCTGAACCGCATTGAAATCAAAGACCGTAAGACCGGGAGGGAATACCGATGAAAAAAGAAGTTTTGGTTCATGGGGCCATGAAATACCGCTGTGATAAATGCGGACGGTCATGGTGGATGTTCTTGGAAAAGGGCATTGAAGAATTTGGTAAGAATCACAAGCCTTCGCCATTTTGTATCATGTGCCGTTGCGGTGGAACGGCTATGGATGTTTCTGGAATTGTCAAAATCCCCGATGGTGGCTATAAACCCCTTCCCGCTGGTGAAGGATATTTCGCCAACAAAAAGGATTCTGATTGTGGGGTTCCGGTGCTTCCCGTTTTTCTTCAGTAGGGGTTGGAACAGCGTGTGGAACAGGTATGGAATAGATGTTTTTTCTATATCTGTTCCGCACGAAAACCCTTGATATATCAGGCTTTTTCAGTTGTTTTCAGGGAACGGAACAGATGGAACGGATGTAAATATACTTTCTTCTTATTAAGAAAAAAATATATAAGAAATGTGTATATAAGGAACTGCCCGTTTTATCTGTTCCATGCGTTCCAAAGTCCTGAAACCACTTGATTTTTCAGCATTTATTAACGGTACAGATGCAATGAAAACGGAACAGACTACCACAGAAAGGATGTGTTACATAGTGAATGACAAAGACCTTTCCCAACAGGCCAAGGATTTTCTTTCTCAAATCCACAAAACCGATGCCTTGATCAACAGGCTTGTGAATACAGTTGCCACCTTGCGTTCCAGCTTGACTTCCATCGGGTGTGAACTGAAGCAGGACAAGGTTCAGACTTCCGCCCCCAAGAATACCCTTGAAGAAGGCATTGCCCGAATTGATGAACTTGAACGCACCATCAACATCCGAATTGATGAATTGATTAACCTGAAACAAACGGCTTTTAATATGATCAAACGGATTCCTGACCTTGATCAGCAAAATATTCTGATTGCCCGGTATATTCAGAATATGAAATGGGATTCGATTGCTGATGAAATGGATCATGAAATCCGATGGGTGTATAAAACCCACGGTAAAGCCTTGATTGCATTTGCGAACAGTAATGAACAGTTATTGGGTGTAGCAGGACAGCCCCACGATAGTTTATAATACAAATATGAAATTGCGCCTACGGGGAACCGGGGCGCTTTTTCTATATCTGAAGAAAGGCGGTGATCTGTGATGGCAAAAGGCAAATATGAACAATGGCTGACCGAGGAAGGTTTGCTTCAGCTTGAAGCGTGGGCAAGAAACGGCCTGACGGATGAACAGATTGCCGCTAATATCGGCATTTGCCGTGATACTCTGATTGAATGGAAAAAGAAGTATTCCGACATTTCCGACACCCTAAAAAGGGGCAAAGACATTGTTGACATTCAGGTTGAAAATGCTTTGCTGAAAAGGGCCTTGGGATATACCTACATCGAAACCACCCAAGAACGGGTTGACGATTATGACCCACACACCGGCTTGAAAACTGGTTCCCACATGGAAGTGACAAAGACCGTGACCAAGGAAGTTCAGCCTGACACCACGGCCCAAATCTTTTGGTTGAAAAACCGGAAGCCTGACACTTGGAGAGATAAGCGGGATGTTGGTATTGAAGGCACCTTGAACACCAACAATCCTTTTGCTGATCTGTCCACCGAGGATTTGAAGAAGTTGATAAACCATGATTGATCCCGTCATTGTCCAAGGGGCCAAATGCGAATTGGCAAGGCGTGAGTTCTTCTATTATTGCCAAGTGAAGGCCCCTGACTTTTACAAAGAAGATCGGGCCTTTTTGGTTGACTTCTGTGAACAGCTTCAGGATTTCTATTTTTCTGATGATAAGGTTCTTGTGGTCAACCTTCCACCCCGGCACGGTAAATCAAGAACCATCGGTTGTTTTGTTGAATGGGTTTTGGGCAAGAATCAGGCCGAAAAAATCATGACCGGTTCTTACAACGAAACACTTTCCACCACCTTTTCAAAGGGTGTCAGAAACACCATTTCTGAAGTCAAAGCCGATAAAAACAAAATTGTTTATAGTGACATTTTCCCCGGCGTTGAGATCAAACGGGGTGATGGTGCTATGAATATGTGGAGCCTTACCACAGGTTACAACAACTATTTGGCAACTTCCCCCACAGGTACGGCCACAGGCTTTGGCGCTTCTATCATGATTATTGACGATCTGATCAAGTCAGCAATGGAAGCGAACAACGCCAACACCCTTGAACAGCATTGGACATGGTTCACAGATACAATGCTTTCCCGTTTGGAAGAAGGTGGGAAAATCATCATCGTTATGACCCGTTGGCATAGCCTTGATCTGGCCGGTAGAATTATTGACCACTACAAGAGCAAAGGCCAACCGGCGAAAACCGTTATTTACAAAGCGGTTCAGGATGATGGTTCTATGCTTTGCCCGGAAATCCTGTCCAAAGAAAGCTATGAAGAAAAAACCCAACTGATGGGCTTGGACATTGCTTCCGCCAACTACCAGCAACAGCCCATTGATATTAAAGGGCGGCTTTATACCAGCTTCAAGACCTATTCCGAACTTCCCAAAGATGCCAATGGGAAGCTGGTGTTCAGTAAAATTCAGAACTACACCGATACAGCAGATACCGGTGATGATTACCTTTGCAGTATCAATTACGGTGTGTATAACGGTGAAGCCTATGTTCTGGATGTGCTTTATACCAAGGAAGGTATGGAGATCACCGAACCGGCAACGGCCAAGATGCTTTATGATGGCAAGGTGAATGTGGCTGATATTGAAAGCAATAACGGTGGCAGAGGGTTCAGCCGAAATGTTGAACGGGAACTTCGGGAAAGGTATCAATCTACCCGGTGCATTATGCGGCCTTTCCACCAATCTGAAAACAAGATTGCCCGTATTCTTTCAAACAGCACATGGATCATGAACCATCTTTATTATCCGGTGAACTGGAAAGACCGTTGGCCTGACTACTATGAAGCTATGAACCGTTATCAGAAGGAAGGTAAAAACGCCCATGACGATGCCCCGGATGCAACCACCGGCATTGCTGAAAAGGTGGGCGGTGGCCCGGTGTTTAGCTTCGACTAACAACATGATAGTAACAAAATCCCCCGGAAATCGTGTGATTCCGGGGGATTGCATTTATTAAGCAATGAAGAAAGGCGGTAAGTGAATATGTTTCTGGATAACGCTATGGAGCGTATCAACCGCCTGATCCTTCAGGGTGGGCGAACCGGCATGACTGAAA